CCGCTCACCGCAGTCCCTCCGCGGCACGCGGCTCCAAGCAGAGCGGGACGGATTCGGGCGAATATCCCTATGTCATCCGGACCGTTATGACGCCGGGGAGGGGTTGGGATACCCTTCACGCCCGCGAACCCCGCCACGGCCCGCCCTGTGCGTCCTAGGGCCATCCTCGCGCCACGTGGCCCGTATCCTGGCCGACCGCCCCTTATGCCATTCGGGTAGGGCGCGTGGGACTTCTTGGGGCGGAGAATGGGAAAGTAAATCTCCCCATCTTCGCCCATCTCCTGAAGCGCCAGGCGGCTCCGGCCCGCTCGCCCACGGTAAGCCCTTCCGTACCGCCGGAGCTGAAGCGCCAGGAGCTCCGGGTTTCCAAGCAAAAAAAGGGAGCCTTTCGGCTCCCTCTCTTACTGCTCCTCGACCACAATCAGGTCACTTCCAGGGCAATTGCACTCCTTGTCGTCTGTGAAGACCAGACTCCCATCTTCCTGCCGCACCCAGGTAGCAAAGAAGATGTTCCTGCACCCGAGCGGACTGATATTCTTCGTCCTCCACCGCAGATGCGGGTGATTCTTGCAGGTGAGGAGAATCATCTCCCCGTAAGGCTTGCTTTCTAGTATCGGATACATATTACCTCCTAAACAAGATCCACCTGGACGCCTCCAGACTCCAACCCCTCGCGGCCAGATACCTCGCCGCGACCTTCACCCCGAGCGACTTCGCAATACAGAGAGCTTTCGCCCTCTGCATTTGCCGCTCGGAAACCATCTTCCGAGCTAGTCGCATCAGCCTGCCTTCGCCTGGAGCTTGCCGAGCAAATCGGCCAGTCCCGACTTCGGGGCGGCCGAGGCAGCTGCCTTCGCCTTCGCGGCCCGATCTGCCGCAACCGCAGCCGCAACCGATTTTTCCGCTGCAACTGCATTCGCCTCAGCAACGGTCATCGCCTTCAGCACCGCAGTCATATCCGCGCCCATGAGCTTCGAGACAATCGGGATAAGCTCCTCCAACGGCACGGCCCGCCTCGGCCCTTTCTCCGCCTTGGCCCAACTCGTCTTCAGAGTCTCATACCTGTCCAAAAGGGCCGCCTCGGCCTCAGCCACGTTCTGCAACTTAACGTAGCCCGAGCAGACATCGCCCAAGGTTTGTGACAGCCCGAACAAGGCCGCGTGCAACTGCACAGCCTCTGGCAGCTCGTCTGCTTCGCGGTCAAGACCAGTCGGCCTTTCAGCCTGAACTCGACCTCCCGCTTAGCGTTGAGGATTTCCTTGCCCAGGAACTTAACTTCAGTACTAACAATCTGATTTCCCACGATACACCTCCAAAAGATGTGGGTTGATAATCTCCGCGCAGTCGGCAACACCCAGCCGCGCGGATACAAATACAGCTCCAACCGTGTCAAAGAGACTGGAAACCTCTCCAGGCCGCCGGACCCGCCGGTGATTCGTTGAATCACCTCCGACAAATTCATTATACTCCAGCTGGAAAAAGGTGCAAGCGGATTGTGCGGGGGAGATTTCCCCCATTAAATCAACCACTTGGCCGCCCCCCCAGGCCGTCGGCTGGAGCGGGGGAGGGGGCTCCTCAGGGGGAATTTTAAGCACTTGGAGCTTTAATGGGGAGAACTTCTCCCCCTCCCCGCTCTCTTCTCCCTCCCTCGGCCTCGGCCTTTATGCCAACGGCATATCCGCGCGGAGAGCTCTTGACGCAGCCCCTCCGCGCGGATACTCTAATCGGGAAGGTGGCGCGAGCGACCTGGCCACCTGAGGAAAGGAAGGAAGATGGGTAAGACGCATCAGCTTAAAAAGATGGGAATTCGGCACACGCAGATCCTCCACTGGCTCACGCTCAACCCCGGGAAGAGCTTGCGCGAGTGCGCGGACCACTTTGAGATGACCCCGGTCTGGATCAGCGGGATCGTGCGGAGCGATATCTTCCAGGCCGCTCTGCGGAAACAGCAGATGCAGATCGCGGCCCGGGTCACCTCGAGCATCCCCGAGCGGCTCACCCGGCTCGCGGACGTCGGGCTGGACAAACTGTCGACCATGGTCGAGCAGTCCGAGGACCCGGACTTCGTCCTCGAGGCCACGGACAAGGTTCTCCACCGCCTCGGATACGCGCCAGCCAGCTCGCGGAACCCGTCTCCGCCCGGCCAGCAGAATATCCAGCAGAACTTCTTCGTCGGGGCAGACGACCTCGCTCGGGCCAGGGCCACGATGGGGCAGCTCGGTGCGCCAGGAGAAGAGCAGGCGGAACGCCCGAACAGCCTCGTCACGGCTGAGGTCGGGTCGGTCTCGGTCCAGGTCGGCTTGCCCGACCCAAACAGCCTCGTCCAGGTGCAGCAGGTCAGCGTTGCGGGGCACGGATGATCTCAGTCCTCGAGACGGCCTACGCGCCCGGCCTGGTCCCGCCCGACGGCTTCAATCCCGCCGGCCTGGTCACCTTCGCCGCCCTCACCACCGCGCCAAGCTTCACCAAGACCCGGCGTTCATCAGCTCAGAAGCAAGGCATCCGATATGAGAAGGCGGTCCAGGCGTACTTGTCCGACCTGTACGGTCTGGACTATCTCCCCTCGCCCTGGATTAAGTTCGGCCCGGGCCAGCGTTACTGCCAGCCGGACGGTCTGCTCTTCCAGCCAGAGGCGGGGCGGATCACGATCGTGGAGGTGAAGTACCAGCACACCCCGCTCGCCTGGTGGCAGCTCCTCCAGCTCTACGCGCCCGTCGTGGCGAAGCTGTTCCCGAAGCAGCTCTGGAAGCTGGACGTGTGCGAGGTGGTGAAGTGGTATGATGCTGGAACAGTCTTCCCGGTAAAGCCGATCCTCGCCGCGCAAGTCCACATGCCGATTGAGCTTTTCAAAGTCCATATCTACCGCCCGTAAGAAAGCTCCTCATGTCCGCTCCTGACATCCCTATCACCCCGGCCAAGGCCGTCCAGCTCGGCGCGACCTCCCTCCCGCTGTTCGGCCGCCTCTTCTTCCCGAAGACCTTTCGCCAGGCCTCCCCGGCCTTCCACGAGTCAATCGGCCAGGTTCTCATGTCCGCCCGGCCTGAGTACAGGAACGTCGCGATCGAGGTCTTCCGCGACGGGGCGAAGACCACCCTTCTCCGCACCTACGCCGCTCAGCGGATCGCCTACGGGATCAGCCGGACGATCCTCATCGTCTCGTCCAGCCAGGCCCACTCCATCTACACCGTCCGGTGGCTGAAGAAGCAGATCGAGCGGAACCGGCTCTACTCGGATACCTTCCGGCTCGGTAAGGGGAGTAAGTGGACTGATGAGTTCATCGAGATTGAGCACAGCGCCCTCGACACGCCGATCACGGTTATCGCGCTAGGTATCACAGGTCAGGTCCGAGGGATCAACATCGACGACTACCGACCGGACCTGATCATCTGTGACGATACCTCGACGGACGAGGCAACCGCCTCAGCTGAGCAGCGCGCGAAGCAGACCAATCTCGTTTTCGGAGCCTTGCTCAACTCCCTCGCTCCGGCGACCGAGTGTCCGGAAGCGAAAGCCGTCATCCTCGACACGCCGAAGTCCCCGTTTGACTTGATCGAGAGTTGCGAGAAGGATGAGGACTGGCACTTTCTCCGTTACGGTATCTTCGATGAGAAGGGGGAAAGCCGCTGGCCGGACAGGTACCCGACCACGGAGCTGCTTCGAAAGAAAGCCTCAGAGACTCGGTCCGGTCGCCTGCCGATCTGGATGCGGGAGAAAGAGTGCAAGATCATCTCGACCGAGCTGGCCAGCTTTGACTCGGCGCACTTGCAGTACTGGGACACGCTCCCGAAGAACCCAGTATACCTCCTCGCGATCGACCCCGCTTCGAGCGACAGCAAGGACGCGGATGACAATGTTGTCGCGGCGCTCGCCTTCCTCGCTGGGCGGGTTTATGTCGCTGATTATGTGGCCGAGACTGGCCAGGACCCGGAGATGGTTGGGGTCGCTGTCAGCAAGTTCGCTCGCCTTTACCCGCTCAGCGGTATCGTCGTTGAAACCGTCGCTTACCAAAAGGTCCTCGCGTGGTACCTGGAGCGTTATCTTCGCGCGCAAAGGCTCTTTATCCCTATCTACAAATACGACGATCGGCGAAGGAAAGCTGACCGGATCATCCAGGCCCTCGGTACGATCAGTGGGCTTCATCGGCTGTTCGCTCATTCGACGCAGGCCAAGTTCGTCCAGCAATATACCGAATTCACCCCGGCCGCGAAGCTGCACGACGATGTACTCGACGCGGTTTCGATCGGGGTCTGCTGGGCGCAGGAGCACGAAATCGACTCCTGGATTGAAGGTGAGTTTCACGAAGTTCCCGACGCGTGGAGCAAGTCTCCCGCCTTACTTGATTTCAGGAGTGCGCCTTAATGAGTACTGCACCGCTGGCCGCTGGAGTGAAAGACATTCCGCGCGATTCGAAGCTGCATCAAAAAATCATCGAACAGTTCACGCAGCGCTTGCTCGCCTCGCAGGATGAGCACAGGAAGTCGCGTGAACAAGCTTGGAAAGATGCAGAGGATACCTACTCCGCCTATATTCCCGAGACGGATTACGACGCACTCCGCGCGAAAAAGCGCAAGTCCGGAATGCCGGAGTACACGACGATTACGCTGCCCTATTCCTACGCGATGGCACTCACCGCACATACTTACTACACCAGCGTCTTTCTCGCGCGGAATCCGATTTTCCAGTTTTCCGGTCGGCACGGGGAGAGCCAGACGGCCGAGACCGCGGTCGAGAGTTTGATCGACTATCAACTGAACACCGGTGGGATGCTTCCCGCTCTGTTCATCTGGCTGATGGATCCGGGCAAGTACGGACACGGCATTCTCGGGCACTACTGGGACCGCGAGGAGTTCACAGTCACGGAGATGGTCGAGCAGCCGCGGACGTTGTTCGGGATGCCGATCCCAGGCACGGTGGAAAAGAAGCTCGTCTCGAACAAGGTCGAGGGCTACGCTGGGAATCGGCTGTACAACATCCGGCCGCAGGACTTCTTTCACGACCCCTCAGTCCCGGTGTATCGACTGCAGGAGGGCGAGTACTGCATCGTGTACGATAAGGTCCCCTGGGTCAAGGTGCAGAAAAGAGCCGCTGCCGGGCTGTACTACAACCTGGCGGAGCTCGAGGGGATCACCTCGGATATGCGCGAGATGGGCGGGACGGGGGCGAAAACGCAGCTTCCCGGCCAGGACTTCACCTTCTACGGCTCGCGCGGGAAGCCGACAATGGCAGACATTCATGAGTTCTACTGGGACCTGATTCCCAGTGAGCTCGGCCTCGGCGCGTCCTCCTCGCCGGAGAAGTGGGTCTTCACCATCGGCGCGAAGAAGGTTGTGATCAGCGCCCAGCCTTACGGGATGATGCATAACCAGTACCCGATCGATGTCCTCACGCAGGAGATTGAAGGATACAATGTCTTCAATCGCTCGATGCTGGAAGTTCTCGATCCGCTGAGCAAGACAATGGACTGGCTCTTTAACAGCCATATGTACAACGTCCGGGCCTCGCTGAATAACATGTTCGTAGTCGACCCGAATAAGATCGACGTGAACAGCCTCGCCTCTCCCGAGCCAGGGAAGCTGATCCGGTTGAAGCCTGCAGCTGCAGGAGAGCCGATCGGCTCCTTCTTCCAGCAGCTGAACGTCGCGGACATCACGCATCAGAATATGAATGATCTGCAGTCCGTGTCCGAGCTCGCGCAAAGGACGCTTGGCGTGAATGACAACATCATGGGCTCGGTCAACTCCGGCGGACGGAAAACGGCGACGGAGGTTCGCTCCTCGACCACCTTCGGGATCAATCGACTGAAAACGAATTGCGAGTGGTTCTCGGCGACCGGCTTCGCCCCGCTCGCGATGAAGCTGCTGATGAACACGCAGCAACTGATGTCGGGGGAGAAGCAGTACCGCGTCGTCGGGGATCAGAGGCTGTGGGGCCAGCGTTACATCCCGATCAATCCGCGGGAGATTGCTGGCTTCTACGACTTCGTTCCAGTGGACGGGACCCTGCCAGTGGATCGTTTCGCGCAGGTGAATCTCTGGCAGACCCTGCTCTCGAACATGGCTCGCGTCCCCGGAGCTTTGCAGAACTACGATATCTCGAAGATCTTCGCCTATGTCGCGCAGCTCGGCGGGCTGAAGAACATTGACCGCTTCCGGGTCCAGGTCCTCCCGGATCAGCAGGTCGCGCAGATGCAACAGGCTGGAAATGTTGTCCAGATGAAACAGAATCTCAACGAGCCGGGGCAGGTGCCCGGCATGGGTACGACTGGGTAGGAAAGGAAACAAGATGGACTCGCGTGAAGAACGACAGCTAGCTCGGGAAACCCTACGGGAGATCGAGCTCTTGCTTTCCCTGCCCGTATGGGGCAAATTGGTGGGAGTGATTCAGGCCCAGGTGGATGCTTTGCAAAGTCAGATTCTGAACAGCCCTATCAACTCCCTTGGCGATGTCGCGCAGATCGAGAAGGCGAAAGGGTCCCTGGAGGGTCGGCTGAGCCTTACGCGGACGATCGAGACCTGGCAGGAAGAAATGAACTATATTGTGAATAGAAAGGTTAGCGATGTATAAGCAACGCTTTTTCTTGCAGGCTCCGGCGGACGAAGGCTCGGACACGACCTTCCTCACCACCTCCACGGAGCCGGCTGATCCCGCTGATACCGGCAGTGACTTTGCCGAAGACTCAGTTCAATGGGGTGCGCTGGCGAATGAGCTTGAAGCGGAAGATGAAGGCCTGGACACGGAGTCCGAGTCAGAGGTAACGGCGGAACAGGCGGTGGAGGCTCCGGCTTCCCCGATTCCCGCAGCGCCTCCGGTCCCGGTCCCAACTGCCCCGGCTGATCCAGTCCCCGCAGTGACTCCGGTCCCGGTGGCCGCGCCAGCGCAACCCACCCCTCCAGAAGCTCCCTCGCCCGAAGTCTATACGGCTTGGCGCGACAAACGGATCTCGGAACTGTCCGGCCTCTACGCACTCAATGAGAGTGACGCCCAGGCCTTGCTGACCGAACCGGAAGTCGTCCTGCCGAAGCTCGTGGCCAAGGCGCACATGGAGGTACTTGAAGCGAGTATGCGAGCGATGCAGGCGATGATGCCTGTGATGATGCAGCAAGTATCGCAGCACACCGAGCGGAACACGCAAGCGAAAGGTCTGTTCACGCAGATCAATCCGGACCTGGCTGACCCGGCTTATGAGCCGGCGATCCTGGAACTCGGCTCCTACTACCGGAGCAAGAATCAGCAGGCGAGTCCGGAAGAAGCTTCGCGCGCGATCGGTGCGCTGGTACGGGCTGCCTTCGGCTTGACACGGCAGGAACAAGTAGCGATCACACCACCCCCGGCGCAGCCGGCTGTGACGCCCTTCGTTCCAGCTCGAGGTGGCGGCGGAATCTCCCGCCCTGCGCCGAGCAACGTGTACGAGCAGCTCGCGCAGGAATTTGAATCGGAAGACTTGTTCTAAGAGGTAATACAAATGGCAATTGCAGGCTTGCGCGGTACTGGCGACTTCGCCACTGATGAACGGCCGAAGAACTTTCGGGAAATGATCCTCTGGCGTCAGCCGAACGGCTCGGCGCCTCTGACGGCGTTGCTGTCGAAGGTCCGCTCGGAAAGCACGGACGACCCGGAATTCGCCTGGTACGAAGAGCAGATGGACGCGCTGCGTCTGTCCGTGAACTACACGACGGGCTACTCGACCACGGATACGTCGATGGTCGTGACCTCGAACGTGACGGATGCGACAGACGTTGTCGCCGGCGACTTGTTCCTCGTGGACAAGCCGACCAGCAATGGCGTCTCCAGTGCGTTCGCGAACGAAATTATCACGGCTTCGGCGGCGGGCGCCGGCGGCTCGATCACTGTCACTCGCGGCTCGCAGGGCACAACCGCGACTCCAATTCCGACCGGCTCGACACTGACGCGGATCGGCTCGGCTTTCGCGGAAGGTACTGGCGCGCCGACGGCTTCGACCCGCAACCCGACGAAGTTCTACAACCTCTGCCAGATCTTCAAGACGACTTACGAGATCACGCGGACAGGCAGTCGGATTCGGACTCGCACTGGCGACCCGATCAAGAACGACAAGAAGCGGAAGATGTTCGACCACTCGGTCTCGATGGAGCTCGCCTTCCTCTTCGGCAAGCGTTTCGAGACTACCGGCTCGAATGGTAAGCCTCTCCGCTACACCGGCGGCCTGCTCTGGTTCTTGTCGCAGTACGCGCCGAGCATGATCACCCAGTTCACGACGACGCCGACGGAAACCTCGTTCTCGGATGCGCTGTACAAGGTGTTCGACTACGCGTCTTCGGCCGGGGATGAGCGGATCATCCTGGCCGGCAACGGTGCGCTGAACAGCCTGAACCGCCTGGCAAACAGCTCGGCCAGAACCCGTCTGAACTTCGACGGTGTGGTCAAGCTTTTCGGCATGAACCTGCAGCGTTGGGTTCTCCCGCAGGGCACTTTCTACGTCAAGTCGCATCCGCTGTTCAACACGCACTCGCGCTTCAGCCACGACATGTTCGTCTGCGACCCGAGCGTGCTGAAGTACCGGGCCTTCCAGGACACGATCTTCAAGGACAACATCCAGGCGCCGGACGCGGACAGCCAGAAGGGGCTGTGGCTTTCGGAGGTCGGCCTCGAGGTCGAGCACGCGAAGACCATGGCTTGGCTCAGCAACTTCGTGGTCTAACGGCC